GACATGGGCAGTAGATTATTTCGAAGATACATTTATATAATTAGAAGAAAATGGCAGGATTACCACATTTCAGTTCATCTAAAGCAGCTGTACAACTTTATGAACCAGTTTACTTAAACCAGTTTGAGGTTATAATACAGCCACCAGTAGGTGTTTCTAATCCTTTAGGAAACGGAGGAAGAACATTACTTGTTGAGAACGTGCTTTCAATTTCTGGTCTTGCAGTTGATAAGAACCCAGGAGTTGCTGAACAAAGATATAAGTTTTCAAGAAGAAGATATGCTGCTGGAGCAGTAGATGATACTGGTGTAAAAGTCAGAATTGATTTTGAAACAAACCTTGATGACAATAATAGCAATTATGTTTTCAAGACTTTAAGACAATGGTCTGACCTAGTTTACAACCCATTAACAGGTGCAACTGGTATTAAGTCTGTTTATGCTGGAGACACTTATATTCTTATTTCTATATTTAATAAGCAAGGTGATGTTTTCAGAAGAGTTAAGCTCGTAAACTGTTTCCCTGTTGACCAGATCAAATCGCTCGACCTTGATTACACTAACGGAACTACCCCTTACAAAGTGGCACTTTCCTTTAGAGCTGATTACTTCGAGGATCTTTTTAACTAAAATTTTAAAGGTTAAATATATAGATGGAGACTCTACAAAGTCTCCATTTTATTTTGTGGTCGAACCAGGAATAAAATGTCAGATACCAAATTACATGGACGACAGTTGTGACCCTGAAACAAAAAACAAGAACAGCTTCAGTTTGCTTGATATTGGCAACTTTCTTCAATCCATTTGGATTCGATATCCTTTTCGCTGCAATAATGAAATGGACAAATTCCTACTGGCATACTGTAGCAATTTTTTACTTCCTTTCGGCGCTATTCTTTGGATTATACTTTTTTTTCTCATTTAATAAGAAACTAAAAGAAACCAAGGAGTAAAATCTTCATGGAACATATGGACAAAAATTTAGAAAGAAATTTACTTGACGAGCTAAGTAAAAAAGAATCGAATTCCAAGTTTGAATATGATGAGGATCAAGATGTTGAGAATTTTGAAATCCCAAATTGGATTCCAGAAAAACCACAATCTAATGCTCGGGAAACAGTTACAAATCCACCTAGTAATAATCTAGGAAAAGTAAACAGGGTTCCTTTGGGAATGGAATCGGAGTGGAAAAATCTTCCACCACAAACATTACCATCAAAAGGTTTTGGCTATCCTGAAGGATTTGAAATCGCAATCAAATCAGCATCTGTTTCTGAAATCAGACATTTTTCAACAGTAGATGATTCCGATAGAATTGATTTAGATGACAAATTAAATACTATAATTAAGAAGTGTATGAGAATCCGCTGGAATGGCGGTGTTCTAGACCATTATGATCTTTGGTACGAGGATAGATTCTTTCTAATAATGTCAATAAGAGATTTAACATTTCTAAAAGGAGAGAATAGAATTCTTTTACCTGTTTCTAAAAATTGCACAAAACAAGAGTGTCAAGTTCCAGACCAAATAGAGCTTAAATCCAATCTTTTAGATAGTTTTATAATTGATCAAGAGATTGTAAAAAGATATGATGGAGATTCTTTCTCTTTTAAATTCATTCCAAAAGATGGAAGCCCAGAAATGAATTTGTATATCCCTACAGTTGGTGTTACCACTATTTGTAGAAAAATTATAGCAGAAAAGAAAGCTAAAGGAAAGAAATTCGATCCAAGTTTTGCAAACATTGCAACATTCATTATTCCAGATTGGAGAGCATTAGACGAACGTCTTTACGATCAATACGAAAGAGCTTCTTTAGAATGGACACCTTTACAATTTTCGATTGCTGACCAAATAAGTCAAAAAATCAATTTTGCCACCAAGTCTAGAATTTATACCAACTGTGAAAGCTGTGGCGGGGAGGTCACAGCAGAAATATCCTTTCCCGGAGGATACAGATCCCTTTTCGTTATTTCAAATATCTTTGACCAATTACTTTGAGATAAAATTCAGACTTTGGGAAGAGTTTAAGGTTTCTATTGATACTCTAGAAAATCTACCTTTTTATGAATATCAGATGTATATAGACATGCTGAATAAAAAGATAGAAGACCAAAATCAAAAGAATGCACAAGGAGATTTGGTTGAGGCATTCTCTTTTAGTAAGCCAAAAAGCTGAAAACCTGTGAGATCGGGTATATAATGTAAAAGAAACATCTTGGCTGAAGAAAACTTACCTATTTTTAAATCCGAGGGAGAAGCCTTTGATCGTGCTAAAATAAATGCAGAAATTCGATCAGGAAATACCGGTGCAGTCACTCCAGAAATAGGAGATAGTATGAGGGCAGCAGAAAAGGCTACTACTCAGGCTAAATCTTTTTATGATCAGGTTTACAATGACGAATTGAAAGCTTTAGATCCTGCTTATGATAAGAATGATCCTTTCTATCAATATGCTTATGCAAGTACAAGTTCGGATAAAAAAGACATTCAAGAAAAGATAGAAGAAGGTCAAGCAGTTGATGGAAAAGAAATTGTTCCAATGGCTAAACAGGCAGCAGGAACTAAAGTAGGTAATGCAAAGGCACTAAAATCTGGTACAGTTACACAAATAGCTGAACAAATTGGGATTAAGGAAATTAAAAGTATGGAGGAATTTGATACAGTTTCTTCAGATTTTAATTCTAAAACTAAGGACGAAAGTCTAAAATTTGAAACACTTCTAAGTGCTTTTTCCAGAATAATTGGACAGCTAAATGAGGGATTGGGAATAGGTGCTAAACTACCAAAGGAAACAGAACTCAAAAACAACGCGATCATATCAGCTTTAGCTAAAATCTTATCAGCTGAAGGAATTAAGAACGAGTCCATTTCCAAAATGGCAGAAAGGTATGATGAAAATTTAAAAAATCTAATCAACAGTAAGCAGACTGGGATAGAGGGAATTAAACAGGAAGAAAAGAAACCAGAAAAGACTGAGCCTACAGCAGAAGTTAAATCTCAAGAGCAAAAAATCGAGGCGGCAATTCAACCAGAAAAATCCCCCGCTGGAGAGGCAACTACACCTGCAATAGCAGAAACAGTACAGACTGAGCAAACCATAGCTACTCCAACAGAAACTGGTGCTATAGAATCTGCAACCCCAGGTAATGAAACTGCTGAAAATAAAGAGGTAGGTTCAGTTGCAGAACAATCAACAACACAGATCCAAAGTGCAACTGAAGGGACAACACCAGAAAACAAGGAAGCTACATCTGGCACAAATGAAAGTGTAGCTGTTACCCAGGAGCAAAAAATCGAGACCCCCACAGCAGAAACGAAAACTGAAACTGCCACTGCAACTGGTGAAACTGCTGGGACAAAAACTCAAACGGGAATAGAAGGTAATGCCTCACAAGAACAACCTGCTAAAGGGAGTTCTAGAGGATCTGAATTTTTAAAATCTATTTTCGGGGTATCTGCTGGGGAAACAGCAGAAACAGGAAATAGGGGTAAAAAGTTTATGGAGGGCATTTTTGGAGGAAAAAGCTCCAAAGAGGAAACTTCTACAGCTTCTTCCACAGCTGAGAGTCAAGTTGGTAAATTGGAAGAAAAATTAGAAGAGGTTAAACCTGGAATTACTTCCAATACTGGGACTGCAGAAAAAATTACTGGGGAACTTTCAAAAAAGGCTGAAACTTTTAGTGAAAATAAAAGTATAATACAAACGGACACACAAAAATTGAGCACTCCAATCTCTCAGCCATCGAAAGAAACTGAGACAAAAGAGACAACCTCAACAGAAACCGAACAAAAACCTATAACTGAAGCCTCAACTGCTAGTAGCGAAACTACTTCACTTGGAATGACTGATCAAGGAAACACTAGTCAAGTAGAAAGCACTAATACTAAATCTTCAGGAACTGAGAATAATGAAGCTATGGCAATGAAAATGGATGCTATGATTAATTTGTTATCACAATTAAATGATACGCTTTCAGGACCATTGTTAGTAACATCCTCACAAAAAAAGTTTGAATGATGTTTACTTTTCAAAAAACATCTTTTATATTTGTAATAACCAAATCTTAATAAATAAAATGAAAGCAAATTACGAAATCACTAAGGAACTTAGAGAAGCATCGGTAGAATTTTTAAACTCCTATGCAAATTATGGGAAATGTTTGGATTTTTTAAAAAACGAGGAAAAAACATCTTACACTGAAGATGAGGTCAATGAGATCCTTAATCTTCTAGGTAGTTTTCGTCTACGTGACGTATTTCACATCGTGGAAAGATTTAAAGTTGAGGTAACCCAATTAAAATCTGATCAAGTTGAGCAATCAGCACCTTCCACAGAGCAAGCAGGATAAAATAGATTCATTGTATTTACGTATGGCAGGTGTTTGGGCTGAGAATTCCCATTGCACCAGAAACCAAGTCGGGTGCCTCATAGTCAACAATCGAACTATAATCTCAGATGGATATAATGGAACACCTTCAGGATTTCCAAATAAGTGTGAAGATTGTGACAACAAAACCTTACCTACGGTTTTACATGCTGAAGCAAATGCAATAACTAAACTTGCTAAAAGCACGAATAGTGCAGAAGGCTCAACACTTTATGTTACACTATCGCCTTGTTTTGATTGTGCAAAACTTATTATACAGGCAGGCATAAAAAGAATAGTTTATTCTGAAACGTACAGAATTACAGATTCTTTTAAACTTTTTGAAGAAGCAGGAATAGAAATAAAACAATTAAAAATTTAAATTAAAAAACAGGAAATGGCAGCGAAAAACATTCAACAATTGGCAGAAAGCTTTATGAGAACATCTTCGGAAAAAGATTTCGTAGAGCTTTACAAAAGAATTAAACCAGGATTACTTAACCATTGCAAATCCATTCTCATAGAACAAGAAGCAGCAGAAGATGCAGTTTCAAATACTATGGCGAAAATTTGGACAAAAATTTCCCAATATGATCCCGACAGAGGAAATTTTTCAACCTGGGTTTACAACATTGCAAGAAATGAATCCTTAGTAATTAAAAAGAACGAGGATCGTTATTTACCCATTATCCAAGAGGTTGTAAAGAACTCTGATGATAGTGACGATTGTCAAATATCTTATAACAAATTTGAGGACTTGAATTCTTATGAGCAATCCTTTGTGGTTGATTCTGAGACTGAAATGGAAAATCTTTATGAAAATGTAGTGGAGAGAATGAAAAACCTTCCAGACATTTATAAAGAGATTCTCTTCGACAGAGAGATTCTAAGAATGAAATACCAAGAAATAGCTGACAAGCATGGAATGAAGAAGAGAGCTATTGCAACTAGGATTAGAAGAGCGCGATTGAAGGTAAGAGATATGTTCCCAGGAGTGAACTTGACATTCAACGATTAAGCGTAACTTTTTTGTACATTTCAGATATTATATAATAAAGAGATGAATTATCCATTTAAAAAAGTAATAGTTGATATTTCAAACTATTTCTTCCTTAGAAAGACAATCAAACAAAACATGGAAGGAATTGAATGGAACAAGTATAAACTTCGAGTGGATTGGTTGAATAGGATTTATACAGTAGTGAACCTTCCTCCTGAAGTTATTTACTCTCCAGATTCTCCTGAAGAAATAAGACCCGCTTATGTTTTAGAAGAATCAAGGCCTATAAATGAGTATCTAACAAGCTTAAACCTTCAGGAAATTTTGATACCAGAAATTAAACCAATACCTAATTCAATTTCTTATCTTATAATTTATTCACCAGCTTTCCAAAAGCTTTCTATTAAGTGGCTTCTATGGAGAATTTTCTTTATACTTGTTATAATTTGGTCTCAATATAAGTTTGGTACGTTGTCTTGGCTTAAAAACATAATTTCAAAAGTACTTGAGTTTATCTTCTAATATTACTATAGATAGGAAAAATTACGACTGGGGCAGAGCTTATATAGTCGAAGGAGCTTCTGAAGCTCCTTTAATTTTGCCATCGGTCACTACTGTTCTTAAGCTTTTAAAGAATGAAAAGTATGATAAGCTTAGAGAGCAATTCGGTGATGCTAGATGGGATAAGATTATGTCAGATGCAGCAGAAAGAGGAAACCATTTGCACAAAATGCTCGAGCTTTTCTTGCTAGAATGGGATAGAGAAAGAAATGTAGAAAGATCTCTCCAAAAGGCTCAAGTCTATGCAATTGAAGAAGCAAGAAAAGATGATGGTAAAAACTCCAAACTGGTAGAAAGAGGAAAAAATCTTTTCTGGAACTTCTACTATGATAAATTTTGGGAAAATATTTCAGAGATAGTAGACAATGAGGTTTTCTTGTATACAACTTTCAAGGGAGGCTGGGCAGGTGCATCGGACTTTATTTACAAAGATTTACAAGGAAATTTGATAGTTGAGGATTTTAAATCTTCGACTTTCATTAAAGATGAGGATGATATATTAGCTTATAAGCTTCAAATTTCAGCTTATATGTTTATGTGTGCAGAAAAATATGGAATTGTTCCTAAAATGGGAAGGATCAGAATAGCAAACGAGCAGTTTAGTGAAATCCAAACCTTTACAGTTGAAGATCATGAAATGAAAGTCTACTTAAAGCAGTTTATAGATTTAACTGAGCAATTTAGAAATTTGTACATGTCATAGAAACTAAATCCATCAATACACTATAATTTAAAAATAAAACGTTATGTCAAAAAAGAAAGAGCTATCAGTAGTCGAAAACGAGCAAAAATTAGAAAAGTACATCGATAAAGTAGATACTAAGAAAGTAGAGGATCTTAAAAATAAGATCGAAGAGTATAAAAAATCTCTACAGGGTAAAGAATATGCAGTTTCTATGAATAACGATCTTTTGGGTAGATTCGAAAAATTCATGAAAACAGAAGTGGAATGGAGATCAAAAGAGGCTCTTGGAGTTGTAGAAATCATCAGAAGAATTGAAAGTATTAAAAAGGAAGGTATCAAAGATGGTGTTGGTTACTTCACAAATTTAGAAGTTGAAGCTTCACATTATTTCATTTTGAAATGGTCTGGAAAAGGTGACTCAGAAATTAGCGATTTTATTTCTCTCTGGAAAACTTTTGAAGAAACACTTGCTCTTATCCACCAAGATAATCAAAATTTAAAGGATCTTGAAAAAGATCTAGCTGCAGCAGAACAAGGAATCACTGCAGAATAAAGTTCTTAACATTTCTAAAGGGTCCATTGCTTCAATGGACCTTTTTTGTTGGGATATATAGAAGCATGAAAAAGAAATTATTACCGTGGATCATCGCTCTTTCGGCTCTTTCAGTTTCTGGGTCTGCAGCTTTTTATTCAGTATCAGGTCTAGGAAAAATGTTTGCTGGTGCTTCACTACAAGTAATGATTTTAGCAGGAAGCTTAGAATTTGCTAAATTAGTCAGCGCTTCTTTGTTATACGAATACTGGAAATCTATTAATAAGGCTTTAAAGTATTACCTTCTTATAGCCACCTTAATTCTGATTATAATCACCTCTGCAGGGATTTACGGATTCTTATCATCTGCTTACCAAGAAACTGCTTTTAAAGTCCAAAATCAGGATAAAAACATAGAGATCCTTGATAAGAATATTACAATTTTAAAAACTGAAATTTCGAGCTACGAAAAGCAGGTTGAGCAAAAAAACACAAGGTTAGGTCAGATAACAGGAATCCGTGCTAATTTACAAGGCACTCAAGATCAATTAATAGCACAAAGTAAATCTACCACTTCAGTAAGACAACAAATAAAGGATATCGATTCTGAGATTAAGCGCATAGATTCTGAAGTGTCCGTTTACAATGATTCTATATCTTCAAAGAATTCCCGCATTTTTGAAATTGAGTCTAAAAAATTAGAAGCAGGATCTGACCAAGAGTTAGCAAAAGAAGTTGGTCCATTAAAATACATTGCTGGACTAACAGGATATACATTAGATCAAGTTGTCAATTGGTACATTTTAATTCTCATGCTTGTTTTTGATCCTTTAGCAGTAGCTTTAGTTCTTGCAGCCAACTTTGCATTCAAAAAATCTAAAGAGGGCGATGATGAATTATCAGAAAAAAATTCTCCAAATAAT